TCTTATAGGTGTGATATCGTTGAAAGTTTGACCTTCTTCTATATAGTATTTTAAATGTGTGCCGATACCCATGAAGTCAGAGCCATCAAGAGCTACCCAGTTATGTAATCTTCTGGCACTGCCTAGATATTGATTCGGACTATATTTTTCCCAACCGCCAAATTTTTCAGGAAAACCAAACCTAAATCTTACTTTGTCTCCATCAACAAAGCCCCCTTCGTTACTGTAAGACGTAATGTCAGATATTATTCCGGGCCTAAATTTTAAAGCTGTCATAGGCATTAGAACGCCCTCGCTGATAAAGTTCCAGTATAAGCACTAGTATCAATACTACCAGTGCCACTATTTACATTTGCTAAAGCAAAAGGTTGACTACTTCCATTAGTGCCAGATATTGTCATAGTAATATCAAAAGAGCCATCTGTCGAGTTTGTTGCTGTAGAAACTGCTGTTGCTCCAGCATTAACAGTAACGCCATTAAAAGGATCCGATCCACTTAATACACAACTAATATCTAAGTTATTTGTAAAAGTAAAAGTTCTGTCATTGCCAGATCTTACATATCTAAACCATAATCTTCTCGTGCCATTCGTTCTTATAAAATGATTAGTTGTACCTGAGTATCTGTTATGACCATCGACTGTTCCACCAACAAGACTAGAGTATATTCCAATACTTCCACTATAGTTAGAATATTCATCCATGCGTAATATACTTACTGTATTAGGCCCTATTGTAGCTATGTATAATTTATAACCTGCACTAGCAGGAGATGTAGTGCTACTTGTACTAGTGTCTCCAACAAATTGAGCTGCTTGTGTTCCATCAGTAATATTTATTCCATATTGAGTACTAGACCCACTTCCAAAAATAGTAGATGCGTTTGGTGTGCTTCCTCCAACTGTAGTTGTGCCTTGAGAGTCTATTGTTGATCCGTTGTAAGTAAAATTTGAAGTGTCTACATATTTTTCTACAGTCGTGTCTGTATCTACATTAGCAACAACTACAGTTGAACTATCTGATGTAGAAAAAGTTGTTGTTCCAAGATTGCCAGTTGAGGACTGGGTTGCAGTAGACGTTTTTAAAGTAGATTGTATATTACCACTACCTATTAATTCTAAGGTTGTATTAGAATTAGTTGTTAAGGGTGATCCTGATGAATTAGTTATGGTGTTACCATTTGTATCTAATATTATTTTTTTATGTGCAGAGTCATTGTTTAAAGTTAAGTTGCCACTTATGTTGTCTGTCAATCTAAAAAATTGTATAGGCAGTTTGCTTTTAGCCGTTCCAGCCTTATCATTTAAAGTGCCTGCTGAATTTACTTCAGTGAAACCTACGTTTGATATTAAAGGTATTGCCATACATCACCTAATATTTAATTGTCTCTACAAAAGTAAATATACTTCCATTTTGATTTATCGCTATTGCAAAAGAAGCTGAACTACCAAGACTTACACCTTGTGAGTTAGATGGATAACTTAAAGTTAATGTATTAGATGAACTTGTTTTATCCACAATTATATATTGCCCTATTGCCAAACTACCTATCGCTAAAGTTAAAGCTACGTTGTTACTTGATGTATCAACTTTTTGATATATCGATTGTGCTGACGATGGTGTAAGTGTAGCAGAAGATGATGTTATGGCACTTGGTACTGTTACAAGATTAGCATTAAAGTATGTAGAAAAGGTAGCAGCAGTAGTTTGTCTCATTGTGCCACTATCATTAGTAACAATACCATCACCATCAGCTACGGCAGTTGTTCCAGCACTTGTATCACCATCAACAATGTTCAGTTCTGATGCCGTAGATGTAAGTTTGGTTCCGCCAAAGGCTAGACTGTCTAACAAATCTACAACGGCTGCACCAGATCCTGCACCATCTGCATATATTAAGGCTTTTGCACCAGCAGGTACATTTACATTTGCACCAGATCCTTGTGTAAAAGTAGCGGTTTGACTTGTACTATTATGAACAAAAAACATCTTGTCTTGATCATTTGGCGATATAGTGATTGTATTTGTACCAGATGGAGACCCACCTAATACTAAAACCTTATTACCACCTTCTGATAATGTACCATCGCTAGTTGTTAAAGTATGTGTTGTGCCAGATAAGGTTATAGCTCCTACACCATTAATGGCTCTATCTAGTATATCTAGGTTGTTGTTGGTAGTTGTACCCCATGTACCAGCTTGTTCACCAGCACCTATCTTTTCAACCCCTAGATTTGATGTGTATGTACTTGCCATGTTTACCTCACTATTTCTGTATATGTTTCTGTGCCACTAGGCGTAATTTCTGTATATGTTTCTGCACCACTTGGTGTAATAGTGGTATATGTTTCTGGCGTTGCACCTGCATTTATTTCTTCAAACAACAATTCTCCAAGTGAGTCTTGAGAAAAATTTAAATCTTTTGTTACAACACCTGATGCTATAATAATACCATTGCTAGTTTGTGTAAACTCCGTACTTAAAGTTGCATCTGTAAAATTTACAATTTTTACATCTTCTGTAGTCTGTGCAAAATCAAAACTTAAATCTGCATTAGCACCACCAGTTATTAATATACCAGCGGTAGTTTTTGTAAAGTTAGCATCTAATGTTGCAACACCAACAAGCGTTCCTACACCTACAGAACTTGCAGATGAGATACCACTCATCTCTGCTACGGCTACTTGTAATACGCCACCTACATCAGCGAGAGCAGTTTCTGCTATGGCAGCGTGACCCAACATCAATCAGCTTCCTGTATTGTGTTGCCTTCAGCTACCCATTCTTGGATTGCTTGGTAGTGTCTGTTGTTAGGTTCATTTGGCACACATAAAACTGTTTCATCATCACCAACTAAAGTAACTTTATACCCACAAAATTCATCTATTGTTTCATCTATCATCTTTTGTACTGTATTTATATTCATAAGTAACTCCTATAACTCTGAATCAAAAAATAATCTTGCTGTATTACTTGTACCACCTAATCTTATAAATGTTGCATGACCTGCTGTTGCAGAAACATTTGTTTGACCTACTAGTTCTGCAACTTCAGTAGTTGTGTGACTAGTGCCTGTTACGATTTCATCAAAGTAGTCACTATTACTATTAGCAAAAGCTATATAATAATTAGTACCAGTTGTTGATTCTAAGGTTGGTATAGCTCTCATAGATACTGGAAATTTTGTATTAAAATATATCGAACTAGCGTTATAATAAGCACCAGTGCCTATATGTTGACCCATTTGTATTCTACCATCAGCAAAAGCATAGAAGTACCTCTGACACAAAGCTAGTTCTTCCCCAAATGACCTATGCTCAAATGGTGTGGCTTGTTCGCCTACTTCCATTTGGACTCCAGTTATAAAGAATGTTGCAGAATCACTTTCAAATATAGAATTTGCACTACTACTTATTTGATTTGCATTTGTCGCACTTTCCCAAGCAGTAGCTAATGTACCACTTGTATAGTTGCTACCACCATGTAGAAAAAATCTTAAATGTAATTGTGCAGTATTATCATTTGCTAAAACACCAGAAGTATCGCCTGGAAAAGTAACAGTTTGCCTTGCCCAAGATGTTGTAACTGAAAATGTTGCACCTACTTGTCTGCCATCTGTATCATATAAGCCAACAGTATATGTTGCAGAGTCATGCCCTTTTACATAAAAAGATACAGTTACTTTTTCTGCTTCACTTGTGCCCTTTTTTAATTGTTGTAAATCTTGCCCTTCTAATCTTTGCTCTAAAATAAATCTTTCTGATGACGCTATAATAGTGTCTGGTGTAGTACAAGCTATCTTTAAACAAGTTGTAAATCCAGGCAAATCTGTAATGGCTTCTTGTGAGGCTGTGTATCTGCCTGCTCCTGCATTTATAGTATGTCTCCACCTATCTGTTAAAGGATAACCCTCATCTCCATCTCCTAAACCAGTAACAGCACTTGTTCCTCTTTGAGATATATTATGTTTTCCATTATGAATAATGTTACGTCTGCCCCCAATCTGACTATTGGTGAGGACTTCACCCATCTTTGCTAATTCTGCTGCTTTGGTCATGCTAGGTCTCCTAATATGTGCGAACAGTTAATAACACAATCCGATGCACCACCATTTTGAAATGACATTGCAACACCTGCTACTGTAGTTGAAACCATATAACAAGAGCCTGCTCTCATACCACCACTATATGAATCAGCGTTTTCACCACCTGAAGCAGTTGTGCAATAGTTTGTTGTGGAAAATGCAGAAGAAACAGTCACCCTTGTATCTCCTGTTGCTTGATCTGCTATTGATGATACGTTAAAACTATCTCTAGCAGCTATAGTGCCTGTGCCATTTAAATTAATCCAAGCCTTTGTACTACCTTGTGATACAGTCTCTAACGCAACTGAATTATTACTACTTGCATCTGTTAATGTGTTTACTCTTAATATACTAGCCATTATGCGAGGTCTCCCAATACTGCTCCAAAAGCAGAGTCTGAATCAGTGTTTGTGCTACTACTAAAAGCATTTAATTTAAATCTAAATTTAGTTGCATCTCCATATTGAAACGTACTTATTGATTGATTATCATCTCTATGTCCGTTTGTTACACTGGTAAAATTAACATTTCCCATAACATTAGAAAAACTAACATCGTGTTCTCCAGTGCCATTATCTGATGTAGATGAAACATTAAAACTATCTCTTGTATAATCTGATGATGCAGTAGCATCGTAGTTAATCCAACACTTTGCCAACCCTTGTTGCAGATTAGTTGTTGCAGTGCCTTCGCCTTGCACATCAATAGAACCTGCTGTGGTTACACCTGTAAATTTATCTACTTTAAGTTCACTAGCCATTATGCGAGATCTCCATGAATTGTGTAACATTGTAAAGATGCTTCGTAATGGCTATTACTATCTAGATAAACTGAAGTTCTAATAGAGCCAGTTGTAACGGCAAACATATTGGCAGAAACAAATCCATCGTGACCACTTTGACCAAATATACTACCTACAGAAAAAGTAGAGTTTGCAAAGTCATTTGCTATATTATAGGTATTATCAGATGCACCATTATCTGTAATACTTGTCATATTAAGACTATCGGAAATGCTATTACCAGATGATGCAAATAACCATACTTTTGCCAACCCTTGCACAGTATTCTGTGTAACTGCACCACCATCTGATACATAGGTTGAGGTATTAGCCATCTTAACATTTGACCCACCACTACCTGCTTTATCTACAATGGTGTCTACATTTAATTGACTTGTCATACAATACTCCAATATCCATTAACAGTGACTGTTGCACTTTGTGTTATAGGACCACCACTTACACCATTCTCATCACTGTCTATTGTAATGTCTGCACTGATTGTCTGTCCGTTTAATCTTATGATTGAATTGTTACCTTTAAATGGGTAGCGTGTATCTGATTCAGTCTTAGTGTACGTTTCATTAACAGAGAACACATCATAGGCTACCATCTCAACTATGTCATTAAGTGATGCACCCTGAACAAGCACCACAGTTGTACCTGTAGTTGCAGTGTAGTCATCTCCCGGAACAAGCAATATACCATTTTGATATACGTCTAGGTACAAACTATCTGTGTAGGTAAGTGTCAATGAGTTTGCATCAGAACCACTGAAGGATGTTTGCCCTGCTGTGGCTTGGTATTGGAATCTGTTACGTACTCCCTGTGAAGGAGATTTGCCTATATATGCCATTGTTTATCCTTAACTCGGTTTCGTTGGAAACGTAATATTACTAAGAGCATCATCTGTCGGTGTTTGACTTGTAATATCTCTAAGTGCTTGTCTATATGTTTTCCAACCAACACTCATTGTCACATCTGAATTAGCCATCCAATCTGTTTCAGCTAAAAGTGCATTTCTTTGCTCTCTTAATTTATTCATCCTTCTTGTAGGTGCTGCGTCTGCCCAAGCCTTCTCTTCAGCATCTCTAAGAGTTTCTTCTTCTGCTGTAAATTGTACCCTTTTACCACCTATATTATGAAATCTAGCCATTACAAAACTCCATAAAGTTTAAATGTACCTGTTGATACGTTACCACTAGCGTAAAAAAATTGTATTCCGTCAATAGCAGCACTATTACCTTCGTGTCCAAAAACACCATTATTATTTGCTATGTTAGGACTCAAATCTAGACCACCAGAATAAAAATTAACTACTTTTTTAAAAGTTGTTTCGGCAGGGTTATATATAGTAAGCACCATATTGTGACATTCGTCATTAGCGTTACCTAACGATTCAGCTAGGTTAACATGGTCATCACTATTACTACCTCTATTTGAAAAACTACTTGAGTGTATATGTTGATTTCTTGAATATTCATAATCAGCACTAAGCACACTTCCACCTTTGCTAACTCTACATCTAAATTCTTGACTATCAGTAGCAGGATGAGCGTTTATAACATGAAGTTGATACACTTTATAAGTTGTTGTAAATAAACTAGAACTACCTACAGTTACAGTAGCATCATCACTTGCTGTTACAGTCTGTAGTAAAACTAAACCCTGTG